CTCTGCCATCTCAAGAGTGATGTATAAAACATTCTTACCCTGTGTAAGACAAGAACTGGCAACATGACACATGAATAAAGACTTACCAACACCAGTGCCAGCAAGAGCAATGTTGAGAGTTTTATCAGAGAGTCCACCTGACGTAATCTTGTTGAAGTATTCAAGATCAAATGGTAATTTGTTTTCAACTTTGTGATAGTAAGCATAACGATCTTGCGAATCATCTATGTAATCATGACCAACATGTTGATCAAATCCAACTGCTAGTGCATCTGATAGTATATGCGGTATAGCATCAGGTTGTTGTTTATCATCTTGTCCATCAGCAATCTTGATAGACTCCATCAGTGCTAGGTATATGGCACGTTCTTTACACCACTTCTCAGTAGTGTCAAGTATCCATTCATGTTTTGAATCTGTAGAATCTAATGAATCTACAAGTTGTCCAGATAATTTGAACTCATCTTCTGAGAGATCACTTCTCTTTTCTATTTCAATGTGAAGTACTTCCTTACTAGGAAGACCATCATAGTCTTTTAGATACGTAGAGATCTCTTCAAAGATAACTCTATCAGATCTTTCTTCAAAGTACTCAGGTTGTACGAAAGGTAAGACCTTACGTGTAAACTGTTCATTATGAAGTAGATTTTTGAGTATCGTCAGTGGTACTCTTTCTGTCATCATTCACCATAACTAAATTGTTTTTGAGAAATCTCGTCTAATGCTTGCAAGACTTCTGGAGTAAAATACTTATCAGGATTCTTATATATCTCTTTTGCATATATTTTCTTACCATGTATTTCATAACGACCTGCAACATTCTTCCACAGACCACCAAGTTCTCCTAGTTCTAAAAGACCATAGTATCTGTCAAGACCTCTTTCATCATAATAAAGACGTATCTCTACTTCTTTATTCTCTTTACTCAACCTCGATTTGACAGTCTTTGCCTTGATAATGTTTCCGATGACTTCTTTTCCATCTTTCTCTTTTTTCTTGCTGAGATAAATGATTGTACTCGCTGCATACTTGAGTCCCGAACCCCCTCCCATTTCTTTAGTTGGTACGTAAGCTCCGATGACATCGTACGTATGGTTTGTGACAATGAGTGGGACATTTGCTTGACCTAATTTGAGTGTTAGCATTCTGAATGCACCTTTGACAAGTTGGGATTTTGTCATGTCTCTGACATTCTTGTCATCTAGTGCATCACGTATTTCTTTCTCTGTTGAAAGCATACCTAAAGAGTCTAATACAAATAGACAAGGTGTGCGTTCTTCTGTTGGTTTATCTAGATATATGTCTAATGCTTTGAGTGCCTTGTTACGGAACTCTTCTACAGTAACAACTTCAATATGTCCAACTCTTTTTGTGTCTATGTTCCTAGACTCAAGTAGGTCTCTATTGACAGCACTTTCAGTATCGAAATACAGAACATAACCATTAGGATTATTGTCCAGAAAATTCTTGACAACTGCGAGGGAGAAGAAAGTTTTACCAGTTGACGTTTCACCAGCAATAGCAGTAATACGACTGCTAGAAACACCGCCAAGAATAGACCCACTAACGAGTCCATTAAAAACATATGATCCAGTGTCGATATACGTCTCAGTACTTTCTTTATCGGATGCAATTTTTGCATAGTCCGAACCTATCTCCTTTACTATCTCGTTCAATAAATCCATAATTAAATACCTAATAATTTGCGTTGGCGTTCAAAGTAACCATGTAGTATCCAAGAACTACTGTTCATCTTATCAGTGCCACCGATACCCCATTCAAACTTCACTCTATCATTGCTGACGAATTTGTCAAGTTCAGGTGTGTTTCCCTTGGCACGATCACCACCATTACAGAAGATAACCTGCTCTGCGATGTCAAGACACTTGTCTATTGCACCACAGGCAGAGTCATCAGCATCATCCCATGATATCACAGCGTCAACCATGTCTAGATGACGTACAATATCTGCACGTTCTGTCCAAGATTGAAAGTATTGACCTTTCTTTCTTGTCAACCATGGGTCACCATTCAATCCTACCACAAGATAGTTTGATAGGTCTTTTGCCCTTGCAAAATATTGTATGTGACCACTGTGTATTGGGTCAAATCCACCTGTTACCAGACTAATCTTATCAAAAAACATCAGTCTTTGATGATGAAATGTTTTTTCAGCACCGTGACTTGATCTTCATACTTAGCAATCATGTTTAGTTCAGTTTCAATTGCTTCCATGATGTCTGAGTGCTCACCTATTCCAACAGGGTTGTTTAGGTAAACTTCTACATTCATCTTATGTTTTTGAATATCCCCTTGAGCATGAGCAAGGAGTGCTGAAATCATTTTCTCTCTCATTAGATTACCATCCCGTATGTATCTCTAAGTATTTTTTTGTAAGGTCCGTCAGGGTTTGCTTCCCTAACTTCCTTCACAAGTTTCAGTTTTTGATATAAGGAGGAACTTCCACCCAAAGTCAGAGACTTTACGATTAGTCCTAGTTCCTTATCATCTATAGGTAAGTCCATTTAAAGTTGTTAACGTGTACATTATAGCATCAAATAAAGAAAGCGTCCAGTGTGGCAATCTTTTCTACAGACCAACCAATAGCATCTAGTATCGCTCTCAGTGGTTCAATAAACGATTTATCGAACTGCAAATCGTAATCAATATACTCTGTCAAACCAAATTCTTTAGGGAATTCGTTGATAAATGCTATCACGTTCTCACGTATCGGGTTAGGATTTTTCAGATAGCAAAACTTTATCTTCTCACCATTGTTGATTACATTATATTTACCCAACAAATTTTTCTCTTTCAAATAATGATTGAATAATAATGATCCCCTAACATGCATGGGTGTTCCTTTCTGGTAGATGCTGAGAGTACTAGCATACTTCTTTACATTGTTACAAGTTCTAGGAAATGCTATGTCAGCAGGGTTCATCTTACGAAAATCTATTCTCATCTGTTGGATATATTTCTGAACACTGTCCTCTGACTCATTCATGATGATGCTGATAGCATCTTTGATCATCTTTCTGCATGGTGCAGGGGTAGATGACTTGACTGCTTCAATACCCATCATCTTTAGTTTTGGTTCAGTAAACCTAACACCCTCTATGTCCCATGCATTCAACATATATCTCTTCTTTGCTGTCCATATACCACGTTCAGCGATAGTCTCTCGCTTCATGAACATCTTCTGTTCGTATGCGTTTACGTACTTGGCCAACGCTTCATAAGAATCCGAAATATATTTCTCAAGTTCCACTTCACACACCTTATCAAGGAACGACACGATGCTCTCAACATTCTTTTCTCTACCTTCGTATACCCTATCGACAAGATCACCCATCCTGAGATAGATACTGTCAGTATCACTAGCAATAACATAGTCTTTCTCCTTTGTTTTTAGTACACGATTCATGTACTGGTTCATTCTTTTTTCTATCCATCTTATAGAGAACTGACCTCCGAGAGTAATTGCTTCAGCGTTTGCCAACATATAATAACGGAAATAGTTATTACCGATAGCACCATAGGCACTATTAAGTTGAATCTTTTTCGCCATCTGGATGTTGTTACACCTTGCGATCTCCTTTTCGAGATGCTTTGAAGGTTTCTTTTCATACTCTTTCTTTGCTTCAAGCATTTTTTTCTTGAAGATGACACGTTCTGCATAAATTTTCTCCATGAGTTTAGGTAAGAACCCACGTTTCTTTGTAGTAAACATGGCACCGTTAGGACAGACTGTCACATCTTTGAGACTTGACAAGTCTACCTCTTCATTCAACAGTTTATCAACAGAGACAGATGGAAAACGTTTGTCTAGAACAGTCTCTGGAGATATATTGTACTGCATAATAAGATGAGGATACAGACTGTTGAGGTCAAAAGAAACAACCCAGTCGTACATACCAGGTACAGGTTCCTTGACATACGCTCCAGCATATTTTTCACTCTTATCATGATCCTGTTTGGGTGGTATAACAATACCTTTCTTTTTCAGATCATTGTATATGATCATGTCCCACATTCTAACCTGATAGAACACATCTGTAAAGTTTACCTTGGCATCAAATGCCATAGTCACAGCAAGTTCTATCAACTTCATCTTCTCTTCCAGACTGTCAACAAGTCTAACGTCTTGGATGTTGTAATCTACAAACTTATTCCATGCCTTTGAATAAAAATCTTTGAAAGTATCATACTCTGAGTGATCTAACTTTTTCTGTCCTAATTCTACCTCTCCAATGTAATCTAGTCTGTATGATTCTTGTGCCTTGTAAGTAAATTTTTTATAAAGATCAAGGTAGTCAAGTACAGTCACACCTGCTATGTCATACATCAAGTGTGGTCTACCTTGCAGATACACCTCTTCGTGTGTGACCAATCCCCATGGTGACAATTTCTTACATGCTTTCTCACCAAGTATTCTTGTAATTCTTTTAGCAAGATATGGTATATCATACAGTTGACAGTTCCACCCAGTAACAACATCAGGTGGTGTATGTGACCAGTAATTTATGAAGTGTGTAAGTAAATCATACTCATCATTACACTCCACATACTTGACCATCTTGTCCTGTGTCCTGTAAGGACCTACACCAAAAGTCAAGATACGTTTGGTGCTGTAATCTTGTAGTGATATAAGTAACATCTCCTCGTCACACTTCTCTACAGTAGGGAACCCACCTTCAGACTTCACCTCGATATCAATCGTGACAAAGTTCATCTTCTTGAGGTCAAACTTTATCTCATCCTCTGGATACTTCTCAGAAATATACTGGTAGATATATCTGTTGTTACCGTAGATATCAAATCCCTCTACGTTCTCATGACTTCTAATAAATTCTCTGGTCTCTCTAACTGTGCCAGGTTGTATGCTCTGCACATACTTACCATCTAGTGTTCTATACTTTGTCTTCTTCTTACTAGGTACAAACATAGTAGGAAGAAACTTTTCTCTGGATGTAAAACTCTTTCCATTCTCATGACCACGAACAAGGAAGTCGTTCCCGACCATCTGTACGTTTGTATAATATCTCATGAGGACATGATAGCACGTTCACGCTCCCTAAACAACCTTACAAAATTATCGAACATGTATTGTATGTCTTTCTTACTCATGTATGGTGATGGCATGTCAAGATATGTACCTTGATCATCACTTCTCATCTCTACTATAAGGTCTTTGTCAACAAAACCTGCATCTACACACATGTCTCTCATAGGAGTGCCATGATACGGTGTGTAGATAAATGCATTTGTATCATCACAATGTAATTGTGCTGCCAACTCAACCGACTTCATACAATGTTCCATAGTCTCATAAGGATAACCTATGATGAAGTTACATGTTGTAGAAAGACCTGCATCGTTTGCTATTTTGAATGCTTCTATCGCTCTCTCATTTTGATATACTCTACCAATAACATCTTTACGAAACTGAGGGTCACCATGCTCTACACCCATGTTCAATTTTACACACCCTAATTCCTTGAGTGTGCTTGCTTGATACGGTGTCAACAACTCTGGACGTGTCTGTGTAAAGAAAGGTAGTTTGTATTTACTGTACATCGTTGCCCACTTGTCAAACTCTTTCTTTGACAGAGTGAGGAAAGTATCTGTCAAGATCCACAACACCTCTATCTCGTGATGATCTATCAGATACTTCAACTCTTCTTCTTGATGTTCTACAGTTCTCTTTCTAAAGAATAAACTGTCAGTCTCCTCCTTGTACAACCCTGCATTAGATGGTGAGTTACAAAACTTGCACTTGAACGGACATCCACGTTGTGTTTCTGTCACACCTATCTTTACTATCTTACCTTGGAACGGTCTGTACAATGATTTTGGTGGAAATATATCATGATCAGTTACTGGTAAAGTGTTCACGTTTATTGCAGGTCTCATCGGGTTAGGATGTATGTTTGCAACGTGATGTCCTGTCTTACCTTCTTCAAGTAGATCCATCAACTCTATCAGTGCTTCGTCACCCTCACCTCTACAGATATAATCACACTTACCTTCAAATGCTTGTGGATAATACGTTGCAAAAACACCACCACAGATACTAATAAACTTCCTATCTTCAATCTGCTGCATAAATTTCTGCCACAGATAGTATGTGTCCTCTACAACAGAAGATATGATGACATCTGGTTTATATTCTATTACTTTATTTCTCCATGCCACGTACATATTTTCATTTTCTAGACAGAGATCTATATCATCTCTTTCCCACTTATATTCTGGGAACATCTGTCTCTTTTCTCTTTCTCTATCTCTATCAGGACGTGCAAAATTTGCATCTTCATCGACTGGATACCATGTGGCATCAAATAAATCTATGTCAGTATACCCTGCTCTCTTGAGACATGCTGTTAGTATTGCGATGCCACCTGGCGGTGTCACCCTCATGTGCTGATTAGGATATAACCATAATACCTTAAGTTTTTTCTGTAACATTTGTAGCAGTCAATGCTTGATACTTATCAAGTTGTCCTTTGTCTGGATCTATTATAGTCAAAAAACTGTCGGAGTGCACCATCATTGTTCGTTGCATAGAGAATGAAGGCCATGACTCTAGGTACTCACCTTTCAACTCAAATGGGTCTGTAATTTTACAATCTGGTTCACCCATTTCCGAACCAACCTCCTCCAACCTAGCAATAAGAACTAGGTTGTTCTTGAATATTATAACTTTGATCATAATGAAAGACTTCTTGACTTTAAGTTTACCACAACTGTACGTATTTTGTCAATATAACCTTGATTCCGTAACTCTTTGAATACCATATTCTCAAACCCATACTCTCCATACTTCTGTAGTGATGTGCCTCTAGAGTCTCTAAGTTTCTTGACAAGTTCTTTGAGAGCGTTAGCATTCTCACTCTTTATAAGAGTGTCAATCTGATGTTTGAATGTATTTACCTTCTTTTCTATTTCTTTTTCCTCTACCTCACCCTCTACCTTCTCTGGTTCTTGCACCCATGATTTTTTCATGAGACTATACACACCTTGACTTTTCTTACGTGTGACCTTTGGTCTTTCAATGTATGGTTCTGCCTTGACACCATAGATTGTGACGTTGTGAGTCAGTTCCCACAATGTCTTCTTGTCCATGTAATATTCGTCAAGCAGATCTGGGTTACAGTCAGGTATGAACTTAGGATCTACAACAATGTGTACATCTAGGTCAGAATATTGTGTGTAGTTGTAACCTGCATTACCACCAAGCAATAATACATCGACTATTGCCCTCTCATCAAGATCAACAAAGGCAGCGAATGCCTCTGCAAAGTTCATCAATGCTTCTCTTACCTCAGGCTTGAGAGAATCCCCGATCCAGAATGCTGGATTGAGGATTTCGGTGAACCTTAGGGTTATAGATTCCCTAAGGTCTTTGGGTTTGATATGTCGTAAGACTCTTGAATACATGTATGTATTTAGAGCCAATCTTTTCGCTGCTGTGTCTCTGGTATTACCTTCTCAATGTCTATGAGAAGTAATCCGTCTTTGAAATCTACTTTCTTGACAACAAGTTCTTCGGGTAGTGACCACGTACGTGTGAATGCACGTTGTGCTAGTCCTCTATGCATGTACTCATGCTCTACACCGTCATCCTTCTTGCCCTCTATCACAAGTTGTCCTTCTTGTGTATAGACTTTCAGGTTTTCTTTATTGAAACCTGCTGCTGCTACCTCAACCCTATACTCGTGGTTTGATAACTTTATAGTATTATAAGGTGGATAATTTTGTACTGGTGTGTCGAATTGCTGCTGCCATTCGTCAAAACCAATCATGTTACGTCTTATCTTTTGAAGATAATCGTGTGTATCTCCCACAGTAAATGTGACAGCGTTCTCTGTTCCGAACATGGTGACCTCCTTGAGCGTCTAATTGTAATGTCCCGTTAGGCGACACTACTAATTATAATATATTATCCCAGATGCTCAGTTCGGTTGTTACTATCGAACAATACTGATGCCCGATCTGCTTTCCAATCATGAAACTTGAATGTACCGTCAGCATTGAGTTCTATCTGTGACCTGAACTCTAGGTACATGCTCTTCAATACATCCATCACAACTTTATAGTCATCGTATAACTTGTCGTCTATCTTTACAGCAAAGTCACCATAAAATTCAGGTGGTAGGACTTCATGTTCTATGTTGGCACTGAACATACCCTCTATCAGTTGCTTTAGTTTAGTTTGACGTTGACCCTCGCCATATATTTTTACCTGTAGTCTATGTTTACCTCTATATGCTCTGACCACATGACCAAAAAACCTCATAGATCTCTCCCACTTGCTCACTCTATCTTCTATGCTTATCTCTTTGTAATCGTCTAGATCAATAGCATATATGTCACCTCTCCAGTCTTTGATGAAGTTCTGTGGTCTGAATGTGTTGAATGAATAGTCAGAATCACGTAGCACAAGGTCTTCATACATGATTTCGTAGTCAGATATAGATCTTATGGTGTCTCCTTTGACAAACTCTGACTCATATATGAGCATGTTACCATCCCACTTGATAGTAAACTTGGGTATCTTTATTCTATTGAAGTTCTCTGTCTGCAATCTCTCAAGATTTTTATATGCATCATGCTGATCTAGACCATCAGCAAATAGTATTTCTTTTCTTATTGTCAGTGTCATAATGTTGTAGGGTTTGTCAAAACTGAGAGTCCTTCTCACAGCATTCCAATGATCAGAGTCAGGTATGTTAGGACTAGCACTAACATCAGACCTGTAGGTGCTACTCACTTACTTTTTTCTTACCAATATTGTACTTAGTCTCAAGAGACCAATCGTGTTTCTCTTTATATGCTATGACTTTTATTTGATTCAATGGTGCTATATCATTTGACTTCTCAGGGTTCAATAAACTTATAAGGTTCCAATCAGATAGTAGTTGTACAATTCTATTCCTTCTCTGTACATCATTAGTGCTAAGATTTGCTCTCTTTCCATCAAGGGCAAACAATTCTTTGAAGTGCACGATATAATACTTACCTTGCTTGTGCAAGATATGACATGACTGATATAATTTCTTCTCTTTCCTTGATGCTACACCAATTCTTGTAAGAGTTTCTCTTACCTTTAGGAAATCATCTGGTTCTGACAGAGTTACCTCTACCATCTTGTCAGGTGACCAGTCGAATTCTGGTTCTGCCCCACTCATTGCAATCCTCCAACGTTCAGTTTGCTTTTAATAAATTCAATTTGTTCTTCGGATAGAAGTGGGAGAACTTGTCTTGCTTTTTCATTACTATAACCATAGTATTTCTTGATGCAATCAAGATTACTCAACTCTTCCTTTCTAAGCCAAGGAGAATACCTTTTCTTAGATCTCACAGTATTTAGATAAAAGTCATATTGCAACTTCTTGTCAAGGTGCCAGTTTATATTCATCTCATTGGCAAACAAGACTATATCTAAGAAAGATGCCATGAATTTATTGGTAATGAACGGCAGATATTTCCTTTCTAACTCAGGATCTTCATCAATAATGTTTTTCTTAGACACGTAGATGGAATCTAGGAAACTATTGAGAATGTTTTTACTTTTCTTACTAGCTGCCAAAGATCTTCTCCTTCATTTTAGGTGTCCAGTTATCATAATAACCTGTTTTCTGTAATTCTGCTCTCTTTCTTAATAAATCTTTCCGATCCTGTACAATAATTGCTGTCATACCACTATTCAACCTCACACCTGCTACTTCTTCTACAGAATCTGGATGCTCATCGTAGAATATAAGGTCAGGTCTTCTCTTTTTATACATGCTGACTATATTTACAAGCATTTTTAGAGATGGTAACTGAGGATAGTCAAAATAAAATATCATTACCTTCTCATCTACATTTTCTATATCTTTTTCAAACTGATTATAGTTTACAAATTTTTTTACAACTACATTATTCTCTTTCCATGCCTTCTTAGCATAGGGACATGGTGGTAAATCACCAAATGCTTCACTTGGTGTGCTTAGAAGTTCAAGAACCCATTTTTCTACCGTCTGGTCGAATAATGATTTGGTTGTTTTCATAATCAGGAATGAATTCTAGGTGTGTGTCGTGTGACCACATGAGTTCTTCGTACAGACCACTCAGTCGTTGCATGTCTTGCCAAAGATCGTTTGGTTTATCAGGCATAATTCAGTAGAACTAACTCCTTTCTATCTTTTTGTGCTTTAGTATAGGTGGTAGTTGATCTCATGGTGTATGTATGATCATATTCTACTGCTTTCCATGTAGAAAATCTATCTCTGACTAACTGTGATGAGTTATAACTGACCATGCAGTCATGATTAGTCGCTTCACATGCCTTTGCAAACTTACCGTGCATAAAATACTTGTGCATAGATCCCTTTTTACCATAAAGGTTTGATCCTATCTCGTATGGTGGGTCAAGATATACAAATGCACCCTCATCCATTTGATCATCACCAAGCAATTCTTCGTAAGATAAGTTAGTTATCTTCCATTCCTTTATCAATCCCATATAATCTGACAGTTTTCCTATCCCATTCATAGAAAAATTACTCTCAGATGCCTGTGCAGAGAAGGATGATGCTTCACTGAGACCACTGAAGGAGCATTTGTTTAGAATATAGAATAAAATTGCCTTGTCTAGACCACTCTTTGTCTTGTCTGTGATAGTTTCTTTAGATTCGACAAACAATTCTCTAGCAGAATCTCTGTCAGGATGTTTGTTCTTGAGGTCTGTCAATCTTTCTTGCATAACATCACCACACAACTGCAAATGTGTCCAAAAATTATACAAAGGTTCGTACAAATCGTTTACCCAGACAGAGATGTCAGGATATTGTTTCGTAACCCACAATGCAACAGACCCACCACCTAGAAATGGTTCACGATACTCTAAGTAATTTGACAAGTCAGGCATGACCTGACTCATTTTTGTGACTGCTCTACTCTTACCGCCAGGATAACGCAGGGGTGTTTTCAAGTTCTTCATGAATGTAGTCTTCAATTGTTTTACGAGGGAACCAGTTCAAGGCAACTGCTGCTTTGTATACTGATGCAAGTGTTTCTCTTGCTTCACCAGGTCTTTCTGGTATGTATTCTACCTCTCCTCCGATCATGTTAGCAAGATCTATGACAGAAGTATTTTTACCTGTGCCTATGTTGATCTCTATACCAGAGAAGTTACACAGCATAGCATCTATGTTTGCTTCAACAACATCACTAACGTGAGTAAAGTCTCTGCGTTGTAAACCATCACCTACTACAGTAAGTGGTTTACCTGCCTTCTTCTGTTCTAAGAAGAGACCAACCACAGGAGCATATAGACCTTTGAGTGGTTGACGATCACCATATACATTGAAGTATCTTAGTGTTAGAGTTCTAAGACCAAATAAGTTATGGTACATCTGACACATAATCTCTGCTGATCTTTTACTAGCAGAGTAATGGTTCAGACAATCGGTTGGCATACTCTCTTCTAGTGGTGGTTCGTTCCTCAAACCATATAGAGATGACGTGGATGAGTTGATAAACCTCCTCACACCCCATTTTCTTGCACACTCCAACATGTTGACAGTGCCTTGGATATTTGTATCAAGGCATGCCTGTGGATTTTGCATAGCAACTTGTATTCTACTGAATGCTGCTAGATGGAAGACGGTATCCACACCCTCAAATAGAGGATAGCAAGCATCCATGTCACGGATATCAAAAGAATGATACTCAGCGAGTGGGTTGTTATAAAATTTTTCATTAGATACAGCAGACTCGTTGTCGATTACAACGACCTCATTGTTTTCATTTTGGCATAGTCTATCTACTATGTGGGAACCGATAAAACCCGATCCTCCAGTTACTAGGCATTTAGTCATCGTGATCATCCCATGGGTCTGTTAGATTTTGATTGAAAAAGAATGTTTTCGCCACTCCATATCCTGTTATCAACAGAAGAATAACAAGTATAGATATACCCAACGTAAGGTTAGGGTCTAATGTAAGGTGTGGTATAAGTGTGTCGTTACACCTAGCGATCTTGTCAGGATCATTCCACGTACCAGGCAATGTATACACTGGTGGACAGGCAATAAAGGTCATTTGAATTCGCAGTTGCACATTATTTCAGTCATCGCTGCTAATAGATTTATCTCTTGGTCAGCAGCAAAGGCAGATTGGTATTGGTATTTTGCAATAACCATTACTGCCTCTGGTATAGACTGTGGTTTCATATGTTCGTATAAAGAATCATATACACTTCTAAGTATAGCATTAGTATCGTTATCTAGGTTCTGAACTATCCATTTCCTGACATTTGGAAACTCTTTCTTCTTTAGATATGTTACTAACTCTTTGATGTGTGAGTCAGATATAGTTACAAGTATGCCTGTATCTATCTCACCACCTGCAGAATATCTTTGACACTCGTTGAGTACACGTCTCCAATCGGGGAAGTGTTTTCTTATAAGTTCTGCTACAACTTTCTTATCACCTACAACATTCTCTTTCTCTAGTATCTGATTTATTCTTGTAAAGAATTGTGCTGCGATAGATGCTTTATCCTGTCTGCCGATACTAAAGTCCACAACAGAGAACCTACTATGGAGTGGTTCAATGATTTTGTTTTTGTAATTACATGTGAAGATAAATCTACAGTTCTTGTAGTATTCCTCAATATTCGCTCTAAGACAGAGTTGTACATCGGAAGTGGTATTGTCTGCTTCGTCAATGATGATGACTTTATGTTTGTTAGTGCTCGTGAGAGAGACCGTGGTAGCAAAGTTTTTGACATGAAGACGAACTGTCTCCAAGAATCTACCTTCATCAGAACCGTTGATAACATAGTACTCACAACCTAACTCCTCACATAGTGCTCTTGCTATTGTAGTTTTACCAATACCTGGCGGTCCTGACAACAACAAGTTAGGTATCTCACCTTGAGATATAAACTCCTTGAAGTTATTTTTGATCCTGTCAGGAAGGATACATTCATCAACTGTCTTGGGTCTGTATTTTTCAACCCATATAAAATCACTCATTTAGTTTTTTGATTTGGAAGAGGTTGGATTTCTGATACTTCTTGATCTTCTTATACTGCTTCGCTATTCTAGCAACCTCACTTTGGTTGATGTGAAATCTTTTCTTTGGTTCTGAGTTCATGCCTTCTTACTCTGCTCATAAAGATAGATAACGGATAGTGAGAACACTACCCAGAAGGTCACTTCGAGTCCGTAATGATTCATGAGTCTGTCTCGTATGTTGAGTCAGGTTCTAGTGCTATGAAGTATGTAATATTATAGTCTGGACTATAGAATCTAGCAAGGTTGTTCTTAGATATAGCAACCTCATAGTTTGCTTCAAGAAGTTTGATGTTCTCTATCTTGAAGTTGAATGAAAATATTTTCTTACTCTCGTTGACAACGATAGCAAACTCGTTAGATGTTTCGTTCTTTCTTTCACTGACAACCATCTTTACAACACCACCATCACCAACTACAGATAGGTCAGGCAACTGTAGAACAGAAGATGACTTCATTATCTTTCTGTATTGTTCTGATGGAAGGTTGAAAGTGACAAACTCATCTGGTAGAGTCATCTCTTTCTCTGGTGGTGCAATGATTACACTAGGGTCAGAGAAAAAGTATTTCGACCTTTGATGGAATTGATATGCACCCGATGATTTTATTGCAGCAAAACTGTCATTAGAAGATACATCTATATCTGCATCCTTATATAAATCTACTGTGTTTAAAAATTGTGGTAAGTCGTATATTGCAAAATCTTTTGGAACATACTCTGCAATGTCTGCCTCTGCTAAGACATTTTTCATAGGAGAGATTGTTCGTAATCTCTTTCCTTCTTTGAAAGACAGAGACTGATTGATAGTCGTAAAGTTCTGTAGAATCTTTAGTGTCTTGTCTGTCAATTTCATACTAGGTCTCAATTTCATGATAAAAATGTGTTACCTAGATCATAGCATATTACTTAATATGTTGCAACTGTTGAACTACACTCTCTGTTTGTATTGGTGGAACATCGTTCAATCCATTGGCATCAAACCAAGGAGCACTCTCCCAATCAAACCCTTCTCCAAATGTATTGTCTGCTTCTGCAACATACCAATGGCATGATGCGTCTGGAATATCTACTGCACATACTGCCCAGTCATCTGTCCACTGTGGAACTTGAACCCATATCACAGGTTCTTTGTCCATAGCATATGCTGTTTGACTTACTCCGAATAGTAATACAAAAGCGAACGTCCAACAAAAAATTCTTCTTATCATCCTAGTAATCCTACTGACCCTGCTGAAATACCTACAGTCAGGAAGAATACGAATTCAAAAATGGGCATAAACCCTGCATTCTTTAGTAAAAATTGAGTCATTTGACCTTGTGCTCCTCAGGTTTGGTTATGAAAATACGAACGGTAGTCCGTTGACTGCAGTAAATGCTACTGCACATGCGAATGTTAAAGTGTAAATCATTATGCTCCTTGGTATACTGGTGTCATTACCCCACCTTCGGGGTCATCATCGTCGTCATCATTTGCTCTTAAAAACAACTCCAACCCTACAAGTAATGCTA